TGGCATACTAAGTTTTAGGAGAATTTCTTTAATCATGTTTCAAAAAATCGCTAATGTTTTGAGTATCATCTCATTCGTAATGGTAGCTTCAATGAGTGGTGGAGCTTACTTTGGTTACAAGTATTTAACATCTGAAAACTTCAAAAGCCGAGTTATGAATGAAATTCTTGGTAATGTACAAGGTATGATGCCAAAAATATTAGATAATGGTTTACCTAAAATGACAGGGCCATCAATGCCAATTATCAAATGAAATGTTATTGGTGCGATACTGAATTAATTTGGGGTGGTGACATTGATATAGATGAATCTATGCCAACTTATCCTGAGTTTTCAGTAATGACTAACTTATCTTGTCCTAAATGCTTTGCAGAAGTAGAAGTGTTGAAGAAAAGAGATGCCTTCGATTAAAGTACCTGAGATAAAAATACCGAAGATAGATATACCAAAAACACCCCTTGTACCAGAACACGTTTTAACAGGTAATATTCCAGGCTGTAATTTATATCACAGAGATTTAGAAATAACCAAAAATCCTAGTATTTTATACAACGATAGAAACGCATATGTAACTTGTCCAGAAGGAGAAATGCCTTCGTTTAATCCGATAGAATACGATCCAAGTAAACTTATTAAAACAGTAACTCCTACACAATCTCCACAGCAACCAGAATATAGACCTGTTATTCCAAAGAAAAAGGAAGAGAAAGAAACAATAGAAATACCTCCTTGCCCTGGTAAAAAAGATTTAAGAATTGGTTCATTTGTTAACGAAAAACGTCTAGAACGTGTTTCTGGCTATAAAAGAGGAGAAGATGGGATTGAATGTATCACTCTTTATGAAGACGTACCGTTCAAAGATCAGTACATACCGAATCCTCCACAGCTTGTTAGCACTGCTGTCATTGCTAGCGTTGCTGCCACTACTCCATTACTGCTTAATGTCGTAAAACCTTTGGTAAAAAATATAATAAAGAAGCTGACGAAGAAAAAAGATAAAACTAATCAGTCTTAAGTTTATGATTATGTGGGATAACTTGATTTGGAACGGTGGTCAGTACAACATTTCTACAGCTAACAGCATCTTCTCCTACATATTTAACACCAAGTTTTAGTTGCTCGGCACATATTTTAAGACGGTTGAGATTGACTTCTAATTTCTTGGCATCAAGCATAAACTCTTGATACTTTCTGTAGGTTTGTGCAGCTTCTAAACATTCTTTATTAAAGTTTTTGCCTAAAGGTATTTGAAAACTAGCAGTGATTCCATAATTTAAGTTATACACTGTTTGATCTAATCGTTCCTGTTCTGCAACATATAAAATGTTCCCAGGATTAAGCAACTGGCCTGTATCAC